AAGAAAAGCGGTGTGTTCATCTGCTCGAACTGCGGTATCTACCTCGACATAGCGCGGATGGACGAGGGCCACGAGGACGACGATTACGAGCCGCGAGTGTGCCCGGAATGCGGTCTGCCCGTTGAGACGCAGACCTATTCAAACAAACGTGCAAGGCTTGTCGGGAGGTGCCGTGATGAGCGATAAGACCTGTAGGACGTGCGGGAAAGGCGTGAGGTATATAGTCACATGCTCCGATCGAGAGCATCAGCACGCCGGTCTGCATCAGCCCGACGACACATGCCGAGACTATGTGGAGCGTACCGACAGCGTGGAGCAGATCGCGCGGGATATCGTCCAGAATTTTTGCGATTACTGGTGCTGCACAATCATAGACGCTAAAGACAATCCGTGCGAAGGGGATGAATGTGTGATGAGACGATTCATCGATCGTCTCCGCGCACAAGGAATCGAGGTGCCGGAATGACTAAGACATGTGCCACCTGTAAACGGTGGAGCGAAATACTGCACAACTGCGGATGCGAGGTTGACGACCGGGAGGACGGGGAAAGCCACGTGCTCAACCTGTTCGATGGCGGGCATGAATGCCACCGCCCTGACGATTGGAGAGCGAAATAATGCTACTGATAGCAGGAGATAGAGCGACAGGAAAAACAACCGAGCTAATAAGGCTTGCAACCGTCCCGCACGATTATAAGTATATCGTCTGCCCGAATAGGCGAATGGGCGATTACGTCGCAGGGATGGCACGCGACATGGGGATTGATAACATGCTCAACCCAGTGACTATGGACGAACTCCCATTTCATAAAAGGTTTATCGGGCACGTGCTCGTTGATGAGCCGGTAATGATGCTCGAAAGGCTTATAGGCGCGCCAATCGATGCGATGACGGTTTGTGCCGATCAATGTGATTGGAGGGCGAAATGAGCGAGTACATCGTAGAAGAGCGCAATTCAGAATTCGGATGCGACTTTACTGGGCAGCCGTTAGACATCATCCGCTGCAAGGATTGCGACCACTTTGACGAGTTCAGCCTGCTACCTGGTTTCTCGACGCCTCTTTGCATGTTGCTTAACCGCATGACAGACCCGATGTATTTCTGCGCATGGGCAGAGCCGAAGGAGGAATCATGAGCGACTTACTCCCCTGCCCGTTCTGCGGTGGTGTTGCGACACTGTTCCGATCATGTGACACGTTCGGTGGATGGTACGTCGAGTGTTGCGATAACGGAGGATGCCATTCCACCACAAAAAATTGCAAGACCGCACAAGAAGCTGCCGACGCATGGAACACCCGCGCAGAGCGGACATGCCACTGGGAATGGTGTGTATACGGGAGCGGTCAAGATACCTACGAAGCATGGAACTGCTCTACATGTGGCGAAGTAGGAGATGCGCTGGATGAACCTCCTGCCTACTGTCCTTATTGCGGCTCGAAGATTGAAGGTGATTTCTGATGAGCGATAAGACCTGCGTGACATGCGGGAAAGGCGTGAGGTATATAGTCACATGCTCCGATCGAGAGCATCAGCACGCAGGACTGCATCAGCCGGACGACACATGCCGAGACTATGTGGAGCGCACCGACAGCGTGGAGCAGATCGCGCTGGACATGCTGGCGCTAATCAAGGCTGCTCGAATGCGCCCCATCGTGCTTGACCCGAACAAGATGCCGGGAGGACAGATATTCGTGCCGTTGCCAGAGACGGAGTTCGCCGACCGCCTTCACGCGTTGGGAATCGAGGTGCCGGAATGAGCGAGTGGATTCTTGAGATCAAAGACGGTTCCTTCGCGGATCATGAATACGTTTGCGACGAATGGCATCGAATTGAGCTGAATCTCAACGACGCGAAGATGATTCCGCTTATTCGGTGCCGCGATTGCAAAGAATTCGGTTTGGAAGAGGGAGAGGAGCCACCGACTCTCGAACATTGCCGCAAATACGTGCAGTTCGGGGGCATAAGGGAAGTTGACCCCAACGGTTTATGTGCATGGGCCGAACCGAAGGAGGAAGCATGAACGCTATAGATGAATTGCGTCAAATGGCAGACTTACAGGAATGTGGAAAGGCATTCGTGGAAATCGGTCAGCTGCGATATCTCTCCGACCGCATCGAGCAGGAATACATGGAACTGCCACGCGATAAGGACGGAGAGATTATCCACGTGGGAGATATGCTTGTACCGGCAGAAAAAACGACGCAAAACATGGTTGGTAGTCTATTTATTGTTGCGGCTGTATCTAGCATGTCGCTATACGACGCAAATGGACGATGCGCGAATCCAGAGTGGACAGAGCATCGCAAGCCCGACACATGGGAGCGCATCGAAGCGGATGCGGACACGCCCGAAGAACGCGACCTCGTGCGCCGCTGCCGTGCATTGGCGGGTGATGGGGAATGACCTGCGAGTACCAGCGTTGCGGTAACTGCCGATACCATGATAAAGACGGGGAGTGCTCGCTAGAATGCTCCGTCGATTGCACGTTCTGGTCGCACTTGGAATTCGAGAGATACCCGGACAACCATGAATGCCACCGCCCTGACGATTGGAGGAAGAGATAATGGATTGCCTAATGCAACCGCATCGAGTGAAAGCCCGTAAACCCCATGTTTGCGACTGGTGCGGCAAACGCATCGAGGTTGGCGAGTGGCATATAGCATCGACAAACGTGTCAGACGGAATATACACATGGCGCGAATGCGACCGATGCAAACCCTATGTTTCCGAGATGATGGGCGAGCCTGATGAATTTTACTTTGATTCGATAGCAGATGGATATACGTCGGAATCGTTTACCGAGTTTATGCGTGATGAGCATCCCGATGTTCTGGACGATTGGAGGGCGAAATGAGCGAATATATTCTTGAAGTAGCTGATGGCTCATGGGCTGACCACGAATACGTCTGCGATGAATGGCATCGAATCGAGCTTAATTTAAACAAGGCGAAGATGACGAAGCTAATCCGCTGCAGAGATTGCAAATTAGAGACGGACTGGATGATGTTCCCTGGGCACGGCGTGTGCGGCGGATATGAGCCGGTGGTCCCAGATGCATAGGCAGCATCGCATCGAGAGGGAGAATATCAATGGACTATGAGGAGTTTATCGCGTCAAAGCGATACGAGTGGGCCGCATGCGGATTTGATGCTGTGGATATGAACGACAGTCTCTATCCTTTTCAGCGCGACATCGTTAAATGGGCGTGCAAAAAGGGTAAGGCCGCTATTTTCGCTGATTGCGGCATGGGGAAAACCCCGATGCAGCTCGAATGGGCGCGGCAGATCGTCGACCACACGAGCGGCATGGTGCTAATCCTCGCGCCGCTTGCGGTGGCGGCGCAGACCGAACGCGAGGGGGCGAAGTTCGGCATCGCGGTCAATCGGTGCCGGACGCAGGATGACCTAAAGCCGGGAATCAACATTACGAATTATGAGATGCTACAGCATTTTGACGATGCGGAGTTTTCCGGAGTGGTGCTCGACGAGAGTTCGATTCTCAAAAGCTACTCCGGGTCTATGCGAAACGCCATCATCGACAGATTCCAAAGCACGCCGTACCGTCTGGCTTGTACTGCCACTCCTGCCCCCAACGATTTCATGGAGCTGGGTAACCACTCGGAATTCCTCGGAGTGATGGCCCGCACCGAGATGCTCGCGATGTTCTTCGTCCACGACGGCGGTAGCACATCGGAGTGGAGACTGAAAGGCCATGCCGTCGAGAAGTACTGGGATTGGGTCTCGAACTGGGCGTGCATGATCACAAAACCGTCCGATTTAGGATACGACGATGAAGGTTTTGAGCTGCCCGAACTGAATATCGAAACCGATACGATTGAATCGGGTATGGATCCCGGAGAGCGGCTCTTTAACGTCTCCGACTTGACACTGCTCGAACAGCAGCGTGCACGGCGCTCAACGGTCGAAGTCAAGGGCGATTTCATCGCGGATATCGTCAACCAGTCCGACGAACCGTGGCTCATCTGGTGCGACCTCAACGCAGAATCGGACTATCTTGCGAATTCCATTTCGGACTCCGTGGAAGTCAAGGGCAGCGATACGATCGAATCAAAAGAAGACGCAATGATCGGATTTAGCACGGGCAAGTATCGAGTGCTGGTCACGAAGCCGTCTATCGCTGGCTTCGGCATGAACTGGCAGCACTGTCACCACGTGGCATTCTGTGGGCTGTCCCACTCCTATGAGCAGTTCTACCAGGCCGTCAGACGATGCTACCGCTATGGACAAACATGCCCGGTCGATGTGCATATCGTCGTTACCGAAAAGGAGCAGGCTATCGTGAGCAATGTCACGCGCAAAAAGGAGGCATCTAACGAGATGAAGGAGCAAATGGTCAAGCGGTCGGCGAATATAAACGGAGACATCGATGCCACTGCACGTGATTCCGCAGACTACGCCGAAAGCGATATCCATGGAGACGGTTGGGATATGCTTCTGGGCGATTGCGTCGAGAGACTGAAAACGTTTGATGACGAGACGTTCGACTTCTCGGTATTCTCGCCACCATTCGCAAGCCTGTACACCTACAGCAATAGCGATCGTGACATGGGCAACTGCAAGACCGAATCAGAGTTCATGGAGCATTTCGGCTTTATGCTGCGAGAGCTCTACCGCGTGATGAAACCCGGCCGGCTCGTATCGTTCCACTGCATGAACATTCAGACCTCGAAAACGCGAGACGGATACATCGGCATAAGCGACTTTCGAGGTGACCTTATCCGCGCTTTTCAGGACGTCGGATTTATCTACGCATCGGAGGTGACGATTTGGAAAGACCCGGTTACTGCAATGCAGCGCACGAAAGCGCTCGGTCTGCTCAACAAGCAGAAGAACAAGGACAGCTCAATGAGTCGCCAGGGAATCCCTGATTACCTCGTGACGATGCGCAAGCCGGGAGAAAACCAGTCGCCGATCTCTCACACAAACGCGGAGTTTCCGATTGCCGTTTGGCAGAAGTACGCATCACCGGTCTGGATGGACATCAACCCGTCGAAGACGCTCCAATACCTCGCCGCCCGTGAGAATGGCGACGAGCGGCACATCTGCCCGCTCCAGCTCGACGTTATCGAGAGGGCCATAAAGCTCTGGACTAATCCAGGCGACCTTGTACTATCGCCATTCGCCGGCATCGGCAGCGAGGGGTACGTATCAATCAAGGATGGGCGTAGGTTCGTCGGAATCGAACTTAAGAAGAGCTATTTCGACCTCGCTTGCAAAAACCTTGATGAAGCAGTCAGGGAAGCCCACGGGTTGACCCTTTTTGATGTTAGACAGGTGATATAAATGATTGCCTGCTACCTCGACGGCGAGCACGCCGACACCGTGACAGCCCGATCCATCGCCGCCACGATGGGCGTCACGGAGGCCGTGGTCCTCGCGTCGGCGCACGACGGCACGGAGCTGATGCAGGGCCTGCGGCTGGTGGACGAGGATGGAGGCAAGGAATGAGCGAAGACGTGGTAAACCATCCATCCCATTATGCGGACGGCTCAATCGAATGCATCGATGCCATGGAATCCATGATGGCAGGCTCCGACCTACCAGACCACGATGCGTATCTGTGGGGCAATGTTTTCAAGTACATCTGGCGCTGGCACAAAAAGGCCGGTGTGCAGGACTTAAAAAAAGCGCGTTGGTATCTCGATAGGCTAATCGAGAATAGGGAGGTTGAAGAATGAGCAAGACGCACACCATCAAAATAAACGACTGGTTCGTAGATGACATCATATCCGGCCGTAAGCGTTTCGAAGTGCGGAAGAACGATCGTCTTTACCAGGCGGGTGACTTAATCAAGTTCGCTCCTGTTAATGCTGAATATCAACTGCAAACGTTCGATGACGGCATTATCACAAGCACAGATAAGCTAGACGACAAGGTATACAGGATTACGTTCGTGGAAAGCGGATACGGACTGCAGAACGGGTTCGTTGCCTTCGGGTTCGAAGAGGTGAGCGAATGAGCGAGTACATCGTAGAGGAATTCAATTCTGTTGAATGCGACTTTACCGGGAAGCCGTTCTGCGAATACGATCGCCGCGAAGACATCATCCGCTGCAAGGATTGCGACCACTTTGACGAGTTCAGCCTGCTACCTGGTTTCTCGACGCCTCTTTGCATGTTGCTTAACCGCATGACAGACCAGATGTATTTCTGCGCATGGGCTGAACCGAAGGAGGAATCATGAGCGACACACTTGTCATACAACACGAGTGTATCGTCACAGAGCGTCATTGTAAGACGATGCCAGTACACTGGGTCTGCTCGGTATGCGGGAGGAGACGCACCGATTATGAAGACAGCCTATGACTCACATGGTAAGCGACTGCATGTAGGAGACCACATCACAGTCAACGGTATGGTAGTCCAGATAGAGCGACTGATACCGCAGTGCGACGGTGAGATGTTCGTTGCGTGGGATGAAGATGGAACGGAACATGAGCGACCTGCGAACACGGTCATATACAGGAGCCAGTGATGCAAGACTACGCACGAGACTTCTATCTATCCAAGCAGTGGCGGGATCTGGCAGACGCATACAGGCGCAACCATCCACTGTGCGAGCGATGCCTTGCCAACGGTTCGGTCGAACCTGCGCGACTCGTCCATCACAAGATACCGATAACACCGGAGAACATCAACGACCTGTCCGTGACGCTGAACCAGGACAACCTGGAGGCCATCTGCTACACCTGCCACTCGGTAGAGCATGGATACACGAAGAGCGCATGCAGAGAAGGTTTCGCGTTCGATGATGAGGGAAACTTTATTCACCAGGTTCTATGCGATGCCCCCATTTCGAGCGGGAGAGTGTCCCAACAAAGAAC